TTCATCGAGCGAGAGCGATTCAAAAGAAGAGACTCTCAATGAAATTGACATACGAAAGGTGGCGAGAAGTTGGAGTACTTATTAATTATACCGGGCAAGCTGCCGAACCTTAACGACTACATCAGTGCAGAGCGAGCTAACAAGTACAAGGGAGCTAAGCTCAAGGGAGAGTCGGAGGACATCGTATCAAGATGCATCCGGCAGCAGTTGAAGGGGGTACATATTACCAAGCCTGTGAGTATGGCTTATGTTTGGCACGAGTCGAATAAGCGACGAGATCTTGACAACATTTCTTCCTTCGGCCGGAAGGTGATCCAAGACGCGCTTGTTAAGATGGGCGTACTTGAGAATGACGGCTGGCAGAACATTAGGGGATTCAACGATGAGTTCAAAGTCTCAAAGGATGAACCAAGGATAGAGGTCCATATCTTCGAGGTGGAGCGATGAGAGAGAGCATAGTTTTTTATCGGAGTTTCTATGAGGCCATCAAGGAACTGTCTGCGGAAGAGTTCAGAAATGCAGTCATGGCGATAATGGAGTACGGACTCAACGATAGCGAGATTGATACATCCGGTGTAGCCAAGGCAATTCTGATAATGGCAAAGCCTCAGATAGACAAGAATAACAAGCGGTATGAGAACGGTCTTAGGGGTGGAACTAAACCAAAGCAGAACCAAAACGAAACCAAACTCGAGTCAAACTCGAACCAAACTCGAACCAAACTCGAACCAAACTCGAACCAAAGTGGAACCAAAGCGGAACCAAAACGAACCAACCCCGAACCTAATGATAATGTAAATGATAATGATAATGTAAATGTAAATGATATTAAAGAGAGTGAAGAGAAAAAGCCCCGCTTTTACCCGCCCCCCCTCGAAGAACTAAAAAAATATATCGCTGACAACAAGTACAACGTAGATCCTGAGCGATTCATTGATTATTACACAGCCAACGGCTGGACTGTTGGCAAGAATAGAATGAAAGACTGGAAAGCAGCTGTTAGAAATTGGGACAGAAGCCAGAAATCTGGCGGACGGATGAGGCCGGAATCGACCGCCAAAACCAAGTTCAGTAACTTTGAGCAGAGGTCTTATGACTACGCTGCACTTGAGTCAGCACTAGGAGGCGTAAATGAGCAGACAGAGTAGACAGGGGCGTATGAATGCCAGGTACTGGCAAAATGAGGTGCAGAAAGCTCAGCTCGGAGATAACATAGCCAACCACATGGCATATATCTTACTGTACGACAAGTTTGACCTGAGCTTCAGACAGCTTAAGAACTTCTACGACAGAGTAATCGAGCGGCGCAAGAAGTGGCAGAACGATGACGACCAGGAGCTGACATCAACCACGATGCTTGAATACTGCCAGAAAAGAGACATCAAGGTGGTTGAGTGGGTGAAAAATATTCCGATGAGCCACAAGCTATATATGGCTGACATTGGTAAGAATAGAGCAGTACTCGGAGCTGACCGAAACATAGAGTCGGCACTTGTAGCTACGATGTTACTTACGATACCGGTGCTCAAGCAGAGCTACAAGTTCAAAAACTCAGACATTCATGAGTTCTTAAAATGGTGTGAGTATTTCATCGACTCATACTGGAGAAAGCAGCCGGGCTGTAAAGATCATTATCTCAACGATGAGATGATACGTCAGCTCTTCATCGAGGAGGAACACTGGGACTTACTGAAAGGATGTGCAGTATGAGTGATAGAGATTACTGGGACAGCAGCAGTACCCAACGAGCACACCTTAAAAGTGCAAGAGACAGCGCAAAGGCGGATTACTACTCGAACCCGAAGCACAGGAGCGAGAAAGCGTACAAGCAATTCAAACATAGCGTAGATTATGGGAAAGGAATTAAAAATGATTAAGACAGATAAAGGACAGATTGAAATAGAAGGCAATATTGCCAGCGTAATTGCTGACGTTGGGGTTATCTCCAACACAGTCAGGGACACTCTTGTTGAGAACGGAATGCCAAAAGAAATGGCAGAGGAAAGGATAATCGACATAGTCAAGAAAGGATTTATGAGCGAGGAGGAAATAGCAAAAGTAATAGAGGAAAAAATCGCAAGTAATGCAAGCATATTAGGAGGTGCAAGTAAAAAATGATTGAGGTAAAGGATAACAAAGTAAAATTAGCCGGCTCTACTTACGACCTCATGCAAGAGTTCCAGGCAATTGTGCTATGTATGAAAAAGCTGATAGAGGAAGACAACAGAACTGGCATAGAGCCTGGCTATTTCGTTCAAGGACTTGCCTCTCTGGCACTTGGACGAGACTTCTACGCATGGATGAGTTCAGACACACCACCGAAGAGTAATAAGCATGTGCTCTTATCGTTCGAGAACTTCTCAATCCCGCTTGTGGGAAGATATGAGGAGGACAGCGACGGTGGGGCTTACTATATCGGAGACGATACAAGAACCTGCGGTTCGGATGGCATGATAGTTAATGCATGGATGAATCTGCCAACGTGTTACAGAGACGAGGAGGAGCAGGATGTGTATCGAAGAAATGATAACACAGGTGGGTGCGGCAGCACTAATACAGTTCGAAACTGAACTGTTGGAAAACGCTGAAAAGAATTGGCTACCATCTCAAACGAAGATGCTCAGGGCACTGATCGAGTGCACATTGAACGGAACGGACTACTCGGAAGAGTATGAAAAGATACAGCGTGAGCATTAAGGCTTGCGCTGGGGAGCACCGGAATATAGCGAGGCGGAAAGGAGTAGATAGATACGGCTGAGATGAAAAAGAAAATTAAGGATTGCACATTTAAGGAGTTCACAAGGTGGGCTAACGCTAGAGCTTGTGATGGCAGATGGAGCATGCTGGATGCTGTGAATACTGTAAGCGTAATTAGTATGGTATATGAGGTAAAGCCCCTTTTCTTTAGAGGTAAGGCTAGAGAGACTTTATGGGAAAAAATTAGGGGTCATTATTTAAACATGGAGGCAGAAATAGAGATTGAAAGATGATTAAAGGCAGAAAAGTCTACGACCCATTAACTGATACTTGGAGCACAGGCTATTGGGTCGTAGATGATAAAGGAAATTATTACCCAGTGTGGTAGACGAAATTAGTAATGAGGAGAAGAAACTAAAAATGATAAACGGAGAATTGATAGTTGACAACTTCGCAGGTGGTGGAGGAGCTTCCACGGGAATAGAACTAGCAACAGGATATAGCGTAGACATAGCTATCAACCATGATCCAGAAGCTATTAAGATGCATAAGGCTAATCATCCGAACACGAAGCATTATTGCGAAAATGTTTGGGCGGTTGATCCGGTCAAAGCGTGTGATGGACATCCGGTTGGCCTTGCCTGGTTCTCGCCGGACTGTAAACATTTTAGTAAGGCAAAAGGCGGTAAGCCAAAAGACAAGAACATTCGAGGACTTGCCTGGGTAGCTTGCAGATGGGCTGGGCTTGTCAGACCAAGGGTGATAATGTTGGAAAATGTGGAGGAATTTAAGACATGGGGACCATTGAACAGAGGACATCATCCGATCAAATCAAAACAGGGTAAAACATTTGAAAAATTTGTACAGCAGCTTAATGATTTAGGATATGAGGTACAGTTTAAGGAACTGATTGCTGCTGATTATGGTGCACCTACTATGCGTAAGAGATTTTTTATGATCGCACGATGTGACGGTAAGCCGATAGTATGGCCAGAACCAACACATGCACCTGCAGACAGTGAGGAAGTGAAAGCAGGACTATTGAAGCCATATGTGGGTGCATACACACAGATTGATTTCAGCCGCCCATGTCCAAGCATTTTTGACACATCTGAAGAAATCAAAGAGAAATACGGAATTCGGGCAGTGAGACCGTTGGCGCAGAAAACAATGGATCGGATTGCAAGAGGATTGAAAAAGTTTGTTTTGGATAATCCAGAACCATTTATTATCCAGTGTAATCACGGTGGTGAACGCAGACCGAATGATATCCGGGAGCCTATGCCAACAATAACTGGAAAGCATGGATATGGGATTGTAGAGCCATATATGGTACAAATCGGACAGACCGGATTTTCCAAGGATAGAAGTAAGGATGTAAGAGAACCACTTACAACAATCGTAAGTAAAAATGAGCACTGCTTGATAAGTCCTACGCTGATCCAGTACCATTCCGAGACAGCACAGGGAGAAGTCCGGGGCCAGACAATAGAAGAACCAATCATGACCGTGGATGGTTCAAACCGCTATGGACTGGTTACATCGTTTTTGAGTAAATTCTATAAGTCGGGAATAGGTCAGGACGAAAGAGAACCACTGCATACAATTACAACGTCAGCGGGACATTTTGGAGAGGTCAGGGCTTTTCTGATTAAATATTATGGAGAAGGAACCGGACAGGACATAGAGAAGCCATTAGACACTGTGACAGCAAAAGACAGATTTGGGCTAGTTACAATCAATGGCGCCGATTACAAGATTATTGATATAGGATTGCGGATGTTGGAGCCGAAAGAATTATACGGATGCCAGGGTTTTCCAGACGATTACATAATTGACCATGACTATACCGGCAAAACATATCCAAGAAGTGAGCAGGTGCGTAGATGTGGAAATGCGGTTTGTCCACCGATACCGGCTGCCTTGGTCAGAGCAAATTTGCCGGAATTGTGCGTGGCGAAGCGAACACCGAACATGAGAATAGAATCAGAACAGACCGGACAACTTCGGTTTGCCTAAAAAGCAATCCATAAATAACAGGAGGATGGCATGAACAAATACATAATAAGAGCAGAGGCATACAAGAAAAAGGCGAAACAGATAGCACTAGACGGACTGGAGAAAATGAAAGCTGAATATGACGATGTAAAAGAGTTCTACAACGACACCGGATATGACAGATATTTCAACAAAATGCAGAAACTAGAGACGGAAATTGAGGAGACGAAGGAATATTTGAGAGAAACACCAGTTGTCAAAGATGTGTCAACAGACCAATACAAGGACTATTTGAGAATTAAGCAGTTGTGCAAGTTTATAAATTCAAATATTGATTTATGGAGGCAAATATATGATTACGCAGATAGGATTTTTAAGAAAGGGAGATGTGTTTATGTTTGAGGGTAATATTTACAAAGTAGGACATTTGTTGGAAAGTACAAATGGGTATGTTTCTTGCATTGATGTTAATACAGGAAAGAAAAAAAGATTGCATATTGATGTTGATGTAGAAATTGAACAGGCAAACTGAAAGTTTATCATCAGAAAGCAGAAGATTATGTGCTGACAAGACATGGCTGGGATTGGGGAATGCGATTGTAGCGCACATAAAACTTGCACAAATTGTAATGTGGAAGTTAGGAAATGGCTTCAATCAGAAGCGGAACAGTCTAGAAGAAAAGAGGATGAACAATGAGTGAAGAATTAAGACCATGCCCGTTCTGTGGTGGGAAAGCAAAAGTAAAAGCAGTAAAGAAAGATTATATAGGGTTTACAGTATGGTGTGCATGTAACTGCGGTGCAAGGACAAGTGGGTTTTGCCCAGATATGAGCAAAGAGGATGACACGATAGAAAATATCGAGGAGTCTAAGAAAAGAGCTATTAAAGCATGGAACAGGAGGGCGAGCAATGGGACTGATTGATGCAGATGTTCTGATGACTGATGTTAGAAACACAATAACAGAGAAATCAAGAGCGTTTGATTGGATAAACCTGATTAATCGCCAACCAACCGCCTATGATGTAGATAAAGTTGTGGAGCAGTTGAAATCCGAGTCTGCCAGATGGCAAGACAGTGGAGATGCGTACAACGATGAAAAGGAAAAAGGCGTTGCGATTGGATTTCGGAAGGCAATCGAGATTGTGAAAGGCGGTGGTGTAGATGCGAAGACCGATTCCTAAATCTGTTAGAAAATTGGTGTACCAAAAATACAACGGTCATTGTGCTTACTGCGGTTGTGAAATACCAGAAAAGGGTTTCAATGTAGACCATTTGCATTGCCTTAGAAATTATGAGAACACAGAGGAATTTACCGGAATAGACGTACACGATATAAGCAATCTGATGCCGTCCTGCGGTTCATGCAATCGCTACAAGGCAACGATGGACTTGAAGACGTTTAGGCAGCAGTTACAGAAGATTCCTGACCGGCTGAAAAGAGACGTGTGTACATACAATATAGCTTTACGATATGGCATGGTGCAGGAAAATAGGGAACCTATTAAGTTCTATTTTGAGAAAGTAGAGGAAGAGCATGGCAATTAAACCGATTTTATTCAATACCGAGATGGTACGGGCAATTCTGGACGGAAGAAAGAGTTGCACACGCAGACTTGTAAAGCCGGAACCGCAAGGATATTTTGAAGTAAGTGAAGAACCACTGTATGTATATGATACAGACGGAAATCAAGGAAAAATCACACCACCATATCAGCCGGGCGACATCCTGTATGTCAGAGAGACGTTTGCATGGCAGCCGTGCTGGGATTGCGGAATGGATTGTGAGCAGGGAGGGTGCGAACACGAAGCAGAACGGAGATTACATGACGAGAAAAAGGAACATGGATGCTACATGTACCGTGCGTCATATGAGGATAATGAATATCCATCAGCCGACACATGGCATCCATCGATTCATATGAAAAAAGACATTGCGCGTATCTGGCTGAAGGTTACAGATGTGAGAGTGGAGCGATTGCAGGAGATGAAGCCGGTTGATGTGATAAAAGAGGGAGCTTATCCTGATTGTTGGGATTGTCTTAATACATACGAAGAAAGCGGTTCGCAGTGCTGTTATGGGACAGAAGAACAGTGCAGTCAATGTGATGGAGTGATGATGGAATGGGAAAAACTTTGGAACTCCACCATCAAGAAAACCGACATTGACCGCTACGGATGGAATGCGAATCCGTGGGTGTGGGTTATTAAATTTGAACGATGTGAAAAACCGGAAGGAGAAAATTAGATGAACGATAGATATTTATTCAAATCAAAAAGAGTTGACGATGGAGAATGGGTACAAGGAAACCTTATTCAAAGCTGTGATGCAACAGATGGATGGGAAGCAATTATAATTCCCACTAAGAATAGCAATATGTTCACAAAACATATCAAACGTGGTTACGGAAATCTTGGATTTGAGAATTGGTACAGAGTAGACCCATCCACCATCTGCCAATGCACAGGCTTGAAAGATAAGAATGGCAAGCTAATTTGGGAAGGTGACATTATTTTGTTCCAACGAGATAATGATGATTGCCCATTCCCGAACAAAGATACGAAGAAAAGGTTGGGAAAAGTATTCTATAAAGGCTTTAGAACAACATTTGCTATCGGAATGGGGAAAAATGGAAGCGGTTCTATAAATGATGATTTGTGGAAATATGTTCAAAACGGAAATAGAGTAGAAGTTATCGGCAACGTTTTCGACAATCCAGAGTTATTAGAAAGTGAGGGATAGTATGAAAGAGAGTGAAGCGGAATATATGGAAGATGGAGCGGATTATTTAGAGGAAGGATGTCAAAGACAGACTTGTGATGGCTGTATGGCTTACAATTATTGTCTGATAAAAGAACAGGACATTGAGAGTACGGTTAATTATGCAAAGGAGCACAGAGGATTTTGAGAACAAAGAAGATATGCATAGTATGTGGAAAAGAGTTTGAGCCCCGGGTGAATAATCAAAAGTGTTGTTCGCCTGAGTGTTCAGACGTTCAGAAAGTTAAAAGAGCCAAGGCTTCATATGAAAAGCACAAGCACCAGGCAAAGAAGAAAGAAAAGCCCAAGAAAGAAGACCTTGCAAAAGCCAACGAGGTAGCCCGGAACAGTGGCATGAGCTACGGGCA